ACAATAATATTTTTAAACTTATTGTCATCAAACTTTAAGAAAGATTGATACTTTGATATCTTTGTAAACAAATCTGGCCACAAGATAGTCTCTGTGATCTGATTGTTTGCCCTATCAATAAACCCAGTCAAGCGGTTTATTATACACACAGTCTCTAATGAAACCGTGCCTTCAAGATGAAGCTGGACTATTCTTGGATATGTATCTTCTATCTCCAAGAGGTCATCAAACTTTACATCTGAAATCTCTTCTAGTTCATTCCTAAACATATAAGACATACTATCTATAACTTTTAGGAACTTGGTATAAGTCTCTTCGTCTCTGATCATATCACCACTATACTTATTACCTGCTACTTGATGTGCAGCAAAGTACATAATAATATCATCTTTACTCTTAAACCTTTTACCAATCTTTGTTAACTGAAACTTGTCTGGCCTTTTCCAATACGTCTTTTCAGTTACGTTAGTTTTAAAATTATACTTAAAGCAATCGTAAGATCCATTGAAGTGGAGGTTAATTGCGTTATGTAATGTAAAGGCCTCATATCCTGTCATTCTCATATAGGCAACATTGCTGTATGTCCACCTTGAAGTAGATTAAGTTCCTTTGCTTCATACTCAATATGTTCCACTATTTCCTTTGAGATCAGTTTTTTACTGTCCCTAAGATCGATCTCGTTGTCCTCACATACTGTTATAACCGAATCCATGTATGAACAGCCTCTGTGAGTACGTACATATGTTTCAACTAAACCTGAGAATGCTTTCTTATTTAGATCCTCACTCATTTTTGAATCCCGTTCTTGTCATATGCTGGAGTAAGAGTTGCCCAAAATACTGGCTTCTCTTCGTTCTCACCATAGAAGTCAAGAGACCATACACCTTCTCTTAAATATGTTTGACAATGGTTTTTGTATACCCTTGCCGATTCATACTTGGCAATTGCACCTCGTTCATTGGTTTGGATACCACGTCTTAATGCTGCCATTTTTTCTGTGGTTGCTTTGATATATCTCTTCACGTTAACTAGAGATAAGCCATGGTCATCATCTAATGCTACAACATTAGGTGCTATACTTTTATATGATGCAGGCTTTTTAGCTGCTCTAGCCTTCGCTAGGTTAGCTGCTGCCGCAGCTCTTTGCTCTTCACTCATCTTACGTTTTGCCATAATGTAAATCCTATTTAGTGTGTGTTAGATATATTATAACATAGATAGTGTGTAAAGTACATACTATCCTTTATAAATTTTTTGTATGTGTGTTTCAAATGCCTCTACCTTCTCAACACGATTTGGCCATTTAATATATTCTTTCTCAGGATTAGCCTTTAAGTTATTGAGTAATGGTCCGATAGCATTATATAGTTTGTCTAGTTTGTCTTGTGTTGTTGATGCCTCTGCTGCCGAAGCTGTTGCTGTTTGTGCAACATCTAATTCATTTTCATCTACAAGAGTAAAACCGAAATCGAAATCTGCCATGTTATCCCTTTAATAATTTGATACCCTTAGTCCAGTTCGTTGCTGCATCTTCTACATAGCATAAAGCTTTATAAGGAAAATCTTCTCGCATGATTCTGTTACCATCAGGATCTTTAAATGTGATTGAAAAGAACGAATGTTCACCATCCATTCCTGTTACTACTTGATAAATCTTTGCAACACTGCCGTCATCTTTATAGTGTTCGCTCATTAGTTTTGTGTTATTATATTCCATCATGTCTCCAATAATTTAAAGGTGGGGGACCTAATAAGGAAAGTCCCCCGATTACTTAGTTATACCATACCACTAAGTTAGAACGATAGCTTCGCCTCAAGCTTAGTTGTAGCATCAGCGCTATCAACTTGTGACCACGATGCAGTCCATATACCACGAGTTAACTCTACAGTTTTCGTAGTTACAGGAGTTGCTGCGTCAGTCTTATTCCAAGTACCTTTAAGAGTACCTAGAGTACCAAGAGCACGTGAGACAGATACTTGATTGTCATTCGTTGCTCCAGCGTTTCTATCCATAACTGCTTCAAGACCTAATCCAGCAACAGTTGTACCAACCGTAATTTCTGAATTGTGTCCTGCTGTGACTTTGTTGTGTACCACTTTAGCGGTTACACCAGCAGATGTAATTGATGCTGTAGTTTCTCTTGTTTCTGCCGCAACATCAGTTACTGCAACTGCGATACCGCCAATAGTTCCACTTGCATCAATAGTAGTGCTTCCACCACTTACTTGGTTAAGTCCGACCGTGTATGCACCAAGAGTAGTTGTTACACCAATCTTCGTGACATCAGGATCATCACCCGACCAGTCACCAATCTTTAGAGTAAGAACACCAGCTGTGCTCTCTACCCACATATCATCTACGCTGAAATCTTTATCAAGAACAACGGTTACGCTAGACGCACCTGCAGTTCCCTTCATTGTAGTATGAATGTCTTGAGCGTATGTACCATGTGAATCTAAGGTACCCTCATATAAACCCGAAAGACTAATACCTGCAAACGAAGTTGCGGATACTGCCATTGCCGCCGTCGCGACTAGTAGTTTTTTAAACATATTACTTTCCTTTTATTTAAACAAAAATATCCTTTTTTAAGTAGGGATTGTGACTACTGAGAGTTATTTATATAATTTTTATATAATATGCTCTCTTTTTCGTAAGCTTCATTTTCATCAAGCTCACGGTTTTCATGTAATTGTTGAACATGTACCATCTCGTGGCACACAGTTAAGATAGTTTCTTTGAAACCAAGACGTGTATCTATTTCAATATCGTACTCATCATCTTCAGCAGAATCAGTAGTCCAACCTTTAACGTTGTCTTCTGATATATCTTCAACCTCAACAGATACTAAAATCTCTTGGGGAATCTTCAATTCCTTCTTACAAAAATCAACTATATCTTCAAGCAACGCCATAGTTACCTCCACTTATTTCCTACTCATACCACATGGTGGGTCTAATTCTTTCTTTAATTCTTTAACTATTTGTTTACATTCCTGAGCACCATTACTAATATCATATCTTTGATACCACTGTCCCATCATTCCCATTTGCTGAAGTTTTACCTCCAAAGCTTCTAACATTTCTGTCGTAGACATTAAATTATCCTATATGATATAGCTTTATTTATACAAAAAATTAACTGTAGAACTGTTCATATCCAGCAGTTAAGCATTCTCCGTTTGCTACACAATCACCATAACCAGCAATATAATCTTCATACTGCTTGGCAATAACAGAGTTATCCCTACAAGACTCAGGTAGAGTTTGTGGAATTTCGCATTGTTCATTCGCTACCCAACCGGCTACATAAAATTGATTATGTGATCTTAAGTGTTGCTCTCTATTTTCAGCTGTTACTACCATTATTTACCTTCCTTATTATTAATTGGATTTAATTGATCAATTAATTGATACTCAATCATTTCAATCATTCCTGGTGGATATCCACTCATATCAAAATATTTTGCAGACATGACTACAGTATCTAGTCCTCTATCAAGCATGTATTTTCTCATATGTTTGCCACTAGATTCTCTAACTTTTAGATCTTCAAAAGAAGAATCATGCCTACCGTTACGTATTCCAACACCCGAAGTTTCTCCACTTGCTTTACCTATATACAATGGTATATCCGGATAATTTACGTCATATTGTAAATAAACACCAGGGGTATAGCGAGATTTATGTATATCGTTATGATGCATTGTTGCAGTATATGAGTCACCATCAATAACATATGTTCTATGTGGTAATGATATACATTCATTCTTAATTTTTTCTTTTAATTTTTCTGGATTATCACATGGAATCCATTCAGATACTAATTCATGTACACTTTTAAATGACATTATATATCTCCTTCAATTATATTATAAACATCTTTCCAAGTTCTTGCACGATCACAAGGATATTCGCAATCTCTGTTCCATGCATGATCGATAAGGATACTGTTTAAACTAGCATCGTTACCCATTTTAATGTTCGCTGCTTTGTCTTCTATCCACCAGCATTCTGATCCACCCCAATCATTGA